GCATACCGGAGCAATCCGGCGATTCATTCGACTTTTGTGTGCTTTTTCGTGTCTATTTTACCGGGAAGGGGGCACTCATGATCGTGAAGTCGGTGTTCTTATGCACTTTGACAACCGATGAATTTGATTCATTTGCCATAATAACCTCCGAATAAATAGAAAAAGCGTTCCTCACTGATATATGAAGAACGCTTCTCGTTATCTATTCAATTTTCTTTGCAAATTTAAGCCTGTCTGTTTGTCTTAATTTTTGAATGTAAATAAATTATAAACAATGTGGTTCCCTTAGTTGGGTACGACCAGCCCAACCGGAAGCTCTTTGACGTTATGACGAAAGGTTCCGGCGATGCACGAATGCAGCCGCTGTATTTTCTGATTACGACGGCAGGCACGGACACGAACAGCATCTGCTACGAGCAGCACCAGAAGGCGCAGGACATTCTCGAAGGGCGCAAAATCGACAAGACCTTCTACCCTGTGATCTACGGCGCACCCGATGATGCCGACTGGACTTCTCCAGAGGTCTGGAAAAATTCAAATCCGTCCCTCGGTGAGACCATCGGCATGGACAAGGTGGAAGCAGCCTGCGAATCCGCAAAGCAGAATCCCGGCGAAGAAAACGCCTTCCGGCAGCTCCGTCTGAATCAATGGGTGAAACAGACCGTCCGCTGGATGCCGATGCACAAGTGGGATGCCTGCAAGGTCGATTTCGACGAATCGCTGCTGGAAGGGCGTGTATGTTATGGCGGTCTCGACCTCTCGTCCACGACGGATATCACGGCATTCGTGCTGGTGTTTCCGCCGACCGACGAGGACGACCATTATTATATTCTGCCGTATTTCTGGCTGCCGGAGGAAACGCTTGACCTCCGTGTCCGGCACGACCATGTGCCGTATGACCTCTGGCAGCGGCAGGGATTCC